CCCAAACCCATCAAAGCAGCCAATTCGTTTGAAGCGATACCGCCATCCGCATCGGCAGGAACTTCAAAATCATCGTCAACAACATCATCGTCGTAATAAGTTTCTTCAGGCTCAGGTTCGGGTGCAGGCGCAGCTTGCAATATGCGAGTAGGCGCGCCCTGAATTTGCGGTGGCAGCGCTGGCCGAGGCCGTGGCCGATCAATCGGTACTTCGGCGGCTTGCATTGATGCCGCAGAAATATTATTGCGGCGCTGACGCACCAACATACGCATAAACGATGACGCATCAAGCCCAAGCATATCGGCTTCAGTCTCAATCCATGCTGCGTCCTCACCGGACAAACGCACCATCATGCGTGTGCTATTCGAATCTTTGCTCATTGTAATGTACTCCCTTTATCAATCATCCAACCCTCCGCCATCGGCGTATAATCAATCTGGTGCTTAGAATGCGTAACCAATTTACCCCATTCTTCGCGCGGGCTTTGAGACGCAGCGGTAATGCCGCTTCGCACCAGATAGCGCGTCGCATCCATCGCGTGATCATTCTCTTTAACGACTTTGCCGTTTCGGTCGCGCCGATAAATGCGGAACTCGGCCAGCCAATTTCGCATCGAGCGAAACACTTTTAATCGGCCAGTTGATAACCGCTGCCAAACATCAAAGATGCCGGCCTCAACCGCATTGTCAGCGGGAGTCAAATGCAAACCCAAATTCGTATATGACACCAGCAATTGTTGGCCATCGTGTTGCGCGCGACCGCGAGATGCCGGATCAATCACGCCGGGTATCCATCGGCCTCGTGCCATAATCGACTGAACGTGAATTGCCGGATCGGCTTGACCCCGATAATGCTCGGCGTACAAATAGACCGTATCATTGTCAACATCGACCGCGCCCCAGATCGCTGCCGTCCGGTTCCAACCTACGTCTAATCCGTAGACTTTGGTAAAATGCAGTGGAATATCGAAAGGATCCACAAGGATGTCATCTTCGGATATAGGATAGATAGATCCAGAACCCAGTTCTGGTATTCCTCGTGTACGGCTTTCACGCTGGTGGGGAGGAATTGCAGCATACAGATCATCCTTCTGCTTTTTGGTCAGATGTGGTGCTTCATCCCATGATACCTGAACGCAAAACCTTGACATCTTATGATCCATCCCCGGTTTCATTGGCCGGTGCCATGTGCGGTAAGAACCGCAGCGCAACTTCACTCAAACCCTTCAAAGGTGTGAAGGTGCACATCATAATACCATTTGTTGTCATCAAACGCATCAGACATTCATCGTAAACATCGGCGGGCGGTTCTTCGTCCAGCCAGATCACATGCTTGGCCGTACCCTGAAATTTTGCGCGGCCAGATTCAGACGATTTCAAACCAATCGTGCTGACGCCACCAGACTTATGCCTCACCCGAAATGTATCGACCGCTTCTGCGATACCTTGTCGCCGTGTTGGTTCACCATCAAGGCAGCGATATGGTATCATACCTGTGCCAAAATCGCCAAATCGCCCTAACAGTGCAAACTGGATAATATCGCGGGTGGTTTCGTTCGTATCACCGGCTGCCCACATATCACATGGGGCTTCAAACCTTCGGCCTGTCCACCAATCGGGGTATTCACCGGTGGCGTGTAATGTGGTTTCAAAGCTGCCGCCGATTGTCTTGCCGGAACGGTTGCCGCCCATGAACGCACGTTCTTGATGCTCTGCGCCAGCGGCGAAGAACTCAAGATGCTTCCGGTACAATTCTCGACGGAACGGCCCGCTATTCGGGAAGTATGTTGAGATTGCGTTGCGGCGCATCCTTAACGTCAACTCGGCCTGTAGCTTCTCCTGTAGAGCCAACAGCTGAGACGGATTTAATATTTGCAAGGATGTTGACAATTTCTTCGTCACTCATTTCAGTTAGTGGAGCCGGAGCGACTTGAATATCGCGCGGTAGCAGGGACGCAACAACTTTTAAATAATCCTGTGGCCGATCTCGGCGCACGATCTTCAAAACGGCCAGACCGTGTGTCTCCCAATCCGAATAGACATCCTCTAAAAACCGCGCCGACAAAACTTTCTTGTTTGTGCTTGCGCGGCGGTTCAAATCCGTCATGTTTGTAGAGCGCGCCGGCAATTGCACCAAGCCCTGAACAACTTCGGCCTCGCCGTCCTTCTTCGCCACTTTTCGACGCGGCGGGATTAAAACAGCATCAACCGTTTCACCGGCAACACCAGCCTCGCGCTCATGCTCTTCGGCCAGATCACGCAAGAACTGCTCTTTCCGTTGCGCCTTCGCACCTGCAATATCCGCTGCTTTGGCCATGCGATTTTCAACTATCCAATCTTTAATTAAATGAGCGCCTTTACGAGATGAGCGTTCTTGCCATTTTCGAGTGCGCGTACTTTCGATACGCGCAAGCTCCTCTTCGGTCATCCGGTTCAGATTAAATCGGTATATCTTATTACGAGCACCTTCAATCGCTGAATCAAAATACCCTTGATCTACCAATTTTTTTAAAACATCCCGACGGCGTTTAAGCAGGGAACTTACCGCGCCTAAAGAAAGCCAACCTTCGGGAAATTTCAAATCAGACATTACACCACAGGTACAGCTTCAACAGGCACAATAACTTCAGGAACAACCGGAGTTGCAGTGCTGGCCGAAACAACAAGAGCGTGTTCGGCCACAAAAGCGTCCAGCTTACCCAATCCGGCGATAACTTCGGCTACGTTGCCGTCCAGAACTGCCGAACTGCGGCTGGCGACTCCAGCAGCTAGGTGGGAAGCGGCAGACTGGACGGCGGTGCGAATATTTTCAAGAGCAATCAGAACATCAGACATTTTAGCCTCTCAAATTAAAACTAAACATAATATAGTTCATTCCGGACGATGCTGCAATGGTGCAACGCCGGACACTTTCGGCGGGATGATGTATCCAAGTTGCATGTGAGCCGTACAATATGGTTTTCTGATGCGTAAATCCGCCGTTGCAGCTCCGCAATACAACTCCACCGCATCAAGCGAACCGCCCAAAGGCCACCGACACGTTCGACTACCTATTTCACTCAGCGGAATACCGATTATCCCTTCAACATCAAATCTATTCAGCTCTGGAACGACCGCAACTTTAATATTTGGCTCTATTTTCGTCTTTTGACGCCGAAATTGCGAAGGTTTTTGCACAATTTTTGCATTTTTCCGATTTATTTTTGGTATCTCCACCGAAATACTCGGATCGTCGGCCAGTTTGGCCAAAATTACATGCAACTCTTCTGGGTTATACCGATCTAAACGACCGGCCACAGACGATCTGGTTCGGCCTAGGGCATGTGCAATTTCAGAATAGTGTGCATTGCGACTTTTCATTTTGAAAAGGGTCGCTTCATCGTCCTCTGACCAAGGTCGAGGTCGTGGGAAATCTCGAATAACTGCCATTCACGATGCGTAGATGCGATAGTGCGGGTTGTCAAGAGGTTTGGGTGTGCGGAGCGGATAGGTCGGATAAGTCAAATAGACAAGATGTCAAAAGTTTAAAATGTAAAAATTTAAAAATTTGAGGGGTGTCGGGGCTTCTCTATTAGACAACATGTCTAAAACTTATCTCTGAAAAATTTTTGAGGGTTGAGGGTATAGAACGTGTGGGCGCGGCAAGTCGGGGGGTGGGGGGTGGCGGGGGTCTCAAAAATGCGATGAGCCGTCGAGGGTGGGGGGTCACGGTCGTCGCGGTCGTCGCGCGGTCGCGGTCGCGGTCGCGGTCGCGGTCGCGGTCGTCGCGCTGGATCGTCGCGGTCGTCGCGGTCGTCGCGCTGGATCGCCGGACAACCGGACAATCTCGCGGTCAGGCGGTCAGGTGGTCAGGTTATCCGGTTGGGCGGCTGAACAGCTGAACGGCTGGTCAGGTGGTCAGGTTATCCGGCTAATCGGTTAGACAGCTGGATCCTGCCCGGCTGGGTGGTTGATCGGCTGATCAGCTGGGCGGCTAATCGGCTGATCAGCTGATCAGCTGGGCGGCTGGGCGGCTGGTCGGCTGGTCGGCTGGTCGGCTGGTCGGCTGATCGGCTGGATCCGGCTGTCCGGCTGAACGGCTGCCCGGCTGAACGGCTGGGCGGTTGATCGGCTGTATCCTGCCCGGCTAATCGGCTAATCGGCTGGATCCTGCCCGGCTAATCGGTTAGACAGCTGGATCCTGCCTGGCTGAACGGCTAAACGGCTGAACGGCTGAACGGCTGAACGGCTGGATCCTGCCCGGCTAAACGGCTGAACGGCTGGATCCTGCCCGGCTAAACGGCTGAACGGCTGAACGGCTGAACGGCTGAACGGCTGAACGGCTGGATCCTGTTCGGCTGGATCCTGCCCGGCTGAACGGCTGGATCCTGCCCGGCTGAACGGCTGGGCGCATATAATAAACGGACTCCGTTTTTTAGTGCCAGTTATTGACGGGTCAAATTAACAGGGACTGAGTTAATTTATTTGAGCGCGA